AGTTAAAAGCTGTTTACAGGAGAGGTCAAGGAGCTTATTTATCTGGTGGATCAAGAAATGTTCCTATGAGTGCATGGGCAATGGGTAGAGTAAATAGTTTTATTACTGGCAAAGGTGGAGCTAGAAAAGCAGATGCTGATATTATGAAGAAAAAATAAAATGAAACTTACTAAAAAACAAAAAAACAAATTAAAAGAACATTCTGTGCATCACACAAAAGGTCACATGGAATATATGAAGCGCAAGATGAGAGAAGGCATGAGTTTTACACAGGCTCATAGAATGGCAATGAGTAAAAAAGGCAAATGACTTTAACAAAAAGAGAAAAAACTAGACGTAAATTAAAAAAATATGGATTAACTGCGACTAATAAACCTAAAAGAACACCATCA